AAACAAGAAAACGAAGCTTCAACACGTAAAAACACGTAAAACCACGCAAAACACGTAAAACCACGCTTCAACACGCAAAACCATGGAAAACCACGCTTCAACACGTAAAAACACGCAAAACGAAGAAAACCACGCTTCAACACGTAAAATGAAGCTTCAACACGTAAAACCACGGAAACCACGCTTTAACACGTAAAACCACGCTTCAACACGCTATGATTAACTTCACTCCGGAAAACCACGGATTACCAAGCAATAAACCCTCGTACTCTGTTCCAGAGGTTGCCGTATTATTAGGAATAACCCGGTACAGAGTGCATATGATGATCAAATTAGGCCAAATAAAAGCAATTCTAGCAGGAAAACAACTACTCATTATGAGCACAGAACTGGAAAGGATATTTAATAAACATGAATAATAACATCACACCCCTATCTTTACGCCGGGATTCAAACGAACGATGGGAACACAAGCCTCAGTATCGTGATAATCGTAAAACCCAAATTCACAGAGGAATATATAAGCGTAACGGTGAGTATTGGTTCCACAATAAGCGCATCAAAGATCTAGTCGCCTATTGTCGAAGGGAAGGCTTAATCGTCGCTCCTCCCATCCAAAGCCCTAACGATTAAATGACAAGTCAACGCGTTTATCAACTGCAAACTGTTAAACTCGCTCAAGCTTTACCAAATTGCCCAGAATCGACCTAAATTAGCAGTTGCCAAGGTACACAAACGCTCTGCCATCCTCACTTGCGAATGGCGGGAGCGACAACAGGCAACAGGCTAACCTCACCAGAGCCAGCAAAGAACGGGAAGCATCCCGGCGGCAGACCTAGAACGGTATTCGACCTAGACTTGGTTGAAAGGCTCGGTGGTCTTAACGCTACCCTCTACGAAATGTCCACATTGTTGGGCTGTTCTCACGATGTGATTCAGCGCCAAATGAAGATGGAGGACAGTCAGTTTCGCGTTGCCTATGAAAAGGGAAAGGCCAAGCTGCAAACTTCACTCAAGCGGAAGCTAGTCCAACAGGCTTTGGAGAACAACAACGTGGTATCCCTTATCTTCGCCTTAAAGAACGTCTGCGGATTCACCGATAGGGCCGAGGTTAACGTGGAACACTCAGGCCAAGTGACCAGCGAGAAGCAACTCGTAGTCCAATGGCGCGAGATGTTGGGCGCTCCCAAGCCCGAGAATAACTGAATGGATAAGGCTGAAAGAGCGGAAGCCCTGTTTAATCTCATGTTGCCTTATCAGCAGCGATGGGTGGCAGATGAATCCCGTTTCAAGATTTGGCTGAAAAGCAGGCAGATTGGAGGCTCGCTAGGCTCAGCTTTTGAGGCAGTCGCCAGTTGTTGCGATACGCCTAATACCGATTGGGTGATACTTTCAGCAGGGCAACGACAGTCTGAGGAGTGGATGGTTAAGGGCAATCGTGTGGCGCGGGTGATATCTGATGCCTTAGATTTGCCGAAGCCGGACTGTCGCACTAGCGAGGTCAGGTTCCCTAACGGCTCCCGAATCATTGCTCTCCCAGCCAATCCTGACACCGTGCGAGGCTATTCAGCCAACCTAGTGCTGGATGAGTTCGCCTTCCATGAGAAGCCTGACCGGATTTACGAAGCCATCTACCCTGCAATCTCTAATCCTCTGCGTGGGGCATTGAAGATCAGGCTTATCAGCACACCAGCAGGGCGCAACTCCAAGTTCTGGGAGATATGGAATAAGGCTGATGACCTGAACTTTAAGCGCCATAAGACCACCATTCATTCAGCAATAGCGGAAGGGTTGCCCATGGATGCTGATGAGTTAAAGCGGGGCTTGGACGATCCCGATGCTTGGGAACAGGAGTATGAATGTGAATTTGTGGATGCCGCCAACGTGCTGCTCCCCTACAGGCTAATTGATGAGTGCGTTAGCGATGATGCAACGATGGAGTGCGAGGAGGACATGGGGAGGGCAGTCAGGTATGTCGGCATTGATATTGGGCGCAAGCACGACCTAACCGTTTGTTGGACGCTTGAGAAGGTGGGGGACGTGATGTGGACAAGGGAAGTGTTGGCTTTGCGCGATACTCCCTATCATTTGCAGGAGGAACTACTTTCAGAGCGGATCAACACCGCAAGCTACGCAGCTATTGATTCCACGGGCATAGGGAATGCCTTGAGTGAATCGTTAGCCAACCGTTACGAGTATAAGCTTGAGCAATGCCACTTCACGCAGGGCTTTAAGGCTAAGATATTCCCCGGTTTACGCAGAGCCTTCCAAGAGCGGAGTCTGCGTGTGCCACGGGATCACGCTATTAGGGAGGATTTACACTCGGTTAATGAGTTAACCACACCGGGGGGGAACAAGCAGTACCGGGCGCTTCGACGCTCTGACGGCCATGCTGACCGCTGCACCGCATTGGCTCTGGCTGTTTATGCCTCCGTAATGAACCAAGGCACCGGGGCAATCTCTGATACCGACAACATCCTGTTAGGTCGGGCGCGGTTGTCTGGATTAAGGCCCACATTGGTATGATTGCAGAATTAAGTAACCGCTTGGGCAAGATGTTCAGCGCCAAGGCTAGTCGCAACGGTTCGGTGTCTAAACGAGTCGTATCCCCTAGCACTAGGGACAGGCTGGAAAGCAATGCTCTTGGAAGCAAGCAAAGCCCCGCCAATGTCATTGCGATATTACGGGCAGCGTTAAGCGGGGATATTAAACAACAGTACCAAGTCTATGAGCTAATGGAGGACTCATGGGCGCGGCTGTCCAAGAACCTGCATGAACTAAAGAGCGCAGCGGCATCAGCCACTTACACGGTGACTCCCTTTGCCGAGCGAGGCCAAGACCCCACTCCCGCAGCGCAGGATAAGGCTGATTACGTTCAGTATTGCCTTGATAACTGGAAGGGCAACCCGATTGAAGGCACTACCGGGTTCAAGGATTCGGTGTACGATTTATGCGATGGGGTAGGCAAGGGCTTTAGCGTTCAAGAGATACTTTGGGAGGCTTCAACCGAAGGCATTAGGCCAAAGTCCACTTATTGGCTGCATCCTCGGTATTACGGGTTTCCGCATGAAAGTCCTGACTTGAGGGTGGCTCCGAATGCCGATGGCATTTATGAGGATTTCCCGGCTAACAAGTTTCTGATTGGCGTTTACAAGAACCGGTCAGGCAACTCGATGGGGTACGGACTCCTTCGCCAATTAGCCTATTGGTGGTCTGGTCAGAACTATTGCCGGGATTGGTTGCTCAACTTTGCCCAAGTGTTTGGTCAACCGTTACGCTGGGCTACTTATGATCCCGGTGCGGCATCAAACATTAAGAACGACATTGCTGACATGCTTGAGAACATGGGAGCAGCGGCATGGGGCGCTTTCCCTAGCGGCACTCAAGTGGAATTTAAGGAGGCCGGGAAGTCGGGGCAGGACAATCCGCAATCCTACTTTATCGACCTAACCGATAAGCTATGTGACATTGCCATACTTGGGCAAACGCTCACCACCGATGTTGGTGCTTCGGGCAGTCGTGCGCTGGGGGATGTTCACCAAGATGTAAGGTTAAGCCGCATGCAGGATGTCTGCAACTGGGTAGCGATGACGCTAAACGAGCAGCTTATCCCGGCAATCTGCGAGCTTAACTATGGCGACCATGAGGAAGCTCCCACCTTGGTGCCTGACCTAACCGGGCCAGCCGATCCAACGATGGAGGCTACCCGTGATCAGATACTTTTGAATAGCGGGGTTTTGATGCCTAAAGGGTGGTTCTACGATCGCCACGATGTGCCTGTGCCAGAGGAAGGTGAGGATGTCATATCGGCTCCCGCACCCGCAGCGCCATCCCCGGCGTTTGCCAAGTCGGGGGTAGTGGATGCGTCTGATCGGGCTGAACCGGGTGCAAGGGATAAGCTACTCAACACGGTTATTGAAGATGTGACCGGTGTTAGTGAGAAGTGGCTTGCCCCGGTTAAACCGGCGTTCGTTCAGCTAATCAACAAGGCAATGGACGAGGACTTATCAGACGAGGACTTTGAACGGGCAATCACCAAGGCCAGCAACTCCATGCCTGAGATGTTTGAGGATTTGGACACCAATGCCTTGCAGGAGGCAATGG